ACCATTACGCTCTAGTAGCTCAGTTGGTAGAGCAACTGATTAGTAATCAGTAGGTCTGCGGTTCAAATCCGTACTAGAGCACCATTTAACACAGGAGAATATTTTGGCAATACCACAAAGACAAAAAGAATATGGTAGAGGTAAGCATAAAGAGAAACGCTACGATGGTAGCACAGTAATTGTGCAAGACGGAAAATTTGAATCAGCTTTGCGTCTATTCAAACGCAAAATTGAAGCCAATGGGTTGATTCAAGAATTGCGGGATCGTATGGAGTATGTTAAGCCAACGACCAAAAGAAAAATTGCCAAAGGTAGAGCAAAATCAAGATGGCGCAAGTATATTGCATCACAGGGAATGCCAAAGAAATTATATTAAACAATCGCGGATTAGAGAAACGGTATCTCGGAAGTTTCATATGCTTCAGTTGTTGGTTCGATTCCAGCATCCGCAACCAAAAGGTAAATAAATGAAACTACTTAAATTTTATGCAAATTGGTGTGGACCATGTAAGGTTCAATCAAAGATTATTAAAGATGCTGGTGATAAAATAAAAATTAAAGTGGAAGATGTTGACATTGATTTAAATGTTTCTATGTCGGTAGACTTTAATGTTCGCAGTGTTCCAACAATGATTCTTGTTGATGATAAAACAGAAGTAGAAATCAAACGACATGTTGGTGTTCTTAAAGAAGCAGAACTGTTAGAGTGGTTGAATAAATAGTAACTAACAGGAGAATACCATGGCAGTCCCAACAGTAAGATTAATCAAATATAAAGACCCAGTTATGCCAGCAGCAATTTGGTACTGGGTTTTAATCACAGATCCAAACACAAGAATTGGTCCACCATACTTCAACACAAGAGAAGAAGCAGAATCATGGGCGATTGATAATGGATACAAGTTTAAGTGACAGACGAACAAGCATTACAGTTTTATAATGAGTTGGTTGAGCATTTCGGAAGTTCTCTGCCAAACTTTGAACACGAACCAATACGATTTGCATATTGTGTAAAATTATATAAGTTTTATAAATCTAGATGATATAAAAATATTATGAATTTGTAATGTTAATTTAAAAAGTTTATCGCTAAGTATTTAAGTATAAATTTTTTTAACTAAGGAGATGAAATGAAGACAGTAGGTGATAAGTTAGAACCATTCGTGGTAACAGGTGTTCGTCCAGGACAACCAGAAGATGCGTTCTTTGAGATTAATGAGAAATCATTTGAAGGTAAGTGGAAGATTATCGTTTACTATCCAAAGGACTTTACATTTGTGTGTCCCACAGAGATCGTAGCGTATGATAAATTGTTCCAAGACTTCGCAGATCGTGACGCAGTTCTCTTGACTGGTAGCACCGATAACGAATTCTGTAAAGTAGCATGGCAGAAAGCACATAGCGATTTACAAAAAATTAAGCATATTCAGTTCGCTGATACAGTTCGTCATGGATATCAAACAGGTAAACATGCTGACAAGTTGGGTGAAGATTGTGACTATCGTTGGAATCAAGGATTGATTGATCAACTTGGTGTGTTCTATGAACCAGCAGGTGCTGCGCTTCGTGCCACTTTCATCGTTGACCCAAACAATGAAATTCAACACATTACAGTAAACAACTTGAATGTTGGTCGTTCACCTGAAGAAACTCTGCGTATCCTTGATGCGTTGCAGACTGGTGAGTTGTGTGCATGTAATCGTACAGTTGGTGGAGAGACCCTCTAATGACATTCAACGATTCTATAAAAGAAGCGTTGCCTGAATACGCAAAGGACACCAAGTTAAATCTTGATGCTGTTCTTTTGCGTAGTACATTAGATGCCGATGTTGCTATGGGTTGTGCCGTAGCTGCATTGGCAGCAACAGGTAACGGTAAAGTGTTATCAGTGATGTTGGCAGATGCACCAGTATTTGCTGACTCTGCTATGACTGCTGCAAGTATCATGGCTCAGAACAATGTATGGTACCCCTATGTTGAAATGGCAGACGATCCATCATTGGCTGGTTTACCTGCTCAACTACGCATGAATGCGATTGCATCTCATGGTGGAACTACTAAAGCAAACTTTGAAGCATTCTCTCTGGCAGCAAGTATCGTTGGTAAGTGTCACTTCTGTGTGAAGGCACACTACGAAACTCTGAAGAAAGAAGGATACACTGTTGAGCAGTTGCGTGACATCGGTCGCATTGCTGCAGTAATGAACAGTGTTGCAAAAGTTCTAAATGGATAAGATAATAATTATGAGAGATGAACTTGAGGACATTGTTAAAATTCTTGATAAGTTTACAGGTGCTACTTATGTTGAACTTCAAAAAGATACAAGTTCAGGTATAGGATATGTATTGAAGGCAGCAATACCATTAGACTTAGACGGAACTAAGGGAACATTTACTACGGACATTACCAGTGAAAAAGATTGGTGATACTGTTCCTCGCGACAACTACTATCAAATTGATGTAGTTTGGGAAGACAATTTTAAACATAGTATTCCTGCTCGAGGATATAATCTTGGTTCTTGGATACAATTTCATGATTCTATTGAGTACATAAAGAAACACAGCTACAAAGAAATTACCAAAACCAAATACGAGAAAATGGTATATGGATCCACTTTGGATTGATTTAAAACGCTGGTACTATTCGTTATACAGAGGGCAACGCTACCTTGTTTGGATGGCTGTTGCTCTTTTCACATTAACAATTGTTGGGTGGGTGACGCATGGACCATCTGAACGAAAAACGAATAACCCAATTATATTAAATAAAGGAATTAGATGAATATTACACCATTGAAGAAAAAGGTTTTGGTAGCTGAGAACAAATCAGAGCACAAGACTGAATCAGGTATTATCCTTGAGGGTGCCACAAGCACACGGGAATCAAAGCAAGGAACTGTTCTGGCTATTGGACCAGAGGTTACAATGGTCAAGGTGGGCGATGTTATTATGCTTGAGTGGAACAAAGCCCAAGTAGTTAAGATTGGAGACGCTCAGCGTGTTATCGTGAGTGAAGATGATATTGTGGCAGTAGTGGAGGACTAAATGAGTGACGGAGGTAAGGGTTCTAAGGCAAGACCATTCAGTGTAGACAAAGAAACTTTCGATAGCAACTTTGACAGAATCTTTAATAAAAAGAAAAATGCCTTGCCAGAGTACGAATTAAACAAATCGACTGGCGAAGTACAGAAAGTAGAAGATAACACTGGTGTAACAAAGAACGAATATCAAGATGTACTCTCAACGGAGGATTGTTTCGATGAAGCTGGTAAAGTATAGAGATGCAGGTATGAGCACTTACACATACTTCTGGACTGACAGCGGTAGTAGGGTTATTTCCCCATACTTTGACTCTGAGGAAGATGCAAAGGCATGGACCGAGGATAAACTTGTATCATTGGATGATGCTGAGGAATTCGCCAAGAAACGAAACTATAATTATCAAGCCAAGGAGAACAAGTGATTACCTTTACAGAAATTTTACATGAAGTGCATGTATGGTCGATTATGTTTGTAGAAATGATCCGTTATTACCTCGCATAAGGAGAGATATGAATACTTACGATCCAGGACTTGGTTGTGTTACACCAAATTCCGCAGGAGATGATTTAAAAGTAAATTTTGTTGCCGAAGCCCCATACCATCCAGGATATGAGGATGCCGTAATAGACAACCATGTTAAGAATTGGATTGATGAGTGGCTTGAGTATCGCAATCGTCACTTTGCCACAGCCAAAACAATTGTTGAATTTATAAAGAATCAAAAGTAGTATGGGGCAGTACCGAGAAAAGAAGTGTCCTTACTGTGGTACAGTACACAGAAAGAAGGGAGATTACTGTTCTCGTTCTTGCGGCAACCATCGCACCTATACACCAGAGCAACGAGCAAGCAAGTCCAAGAAACAAACAGAATTTCTTAAGTCGGACAGCCCAGTTGCCGAGCAATCTCGCTGGATTATTTCTGAGATTGCCAAAATTAGTAACAAAGCTCGCACCGATCCATCGGCCAATGAAAAAAGTTGGGATGATTATAATGTCATTCCCGACAACAGACTAGACGCTAATCAATTTGTTTCGGACGGAGCAGTCTGGACTGAGAAATAACTGGAAAAGTCAACTCATGGAAAAGTCAAATCGTAATATAGGTATAACACTGGAAAAGTCAACTCATGGAAAAGTCAAATCGTAATATAGGTATAACAGGACACAGGTATAACAGAATAAATACCACTGTAAAAACTGAGTTGAGTAGTGATCGCACCGATACATACATGGAGATAGCATGAACAAGCTGACTGAGGCAATAGATACACTCTGGTACATGGCATACGGCATCATCGCAGGCTGGGGCATTACCTTCACACTGGTAGTGATCGCACTAATACTGCTGCTGGTTCGAACCATCAACCTGCAAGGCAGGATCCAGCGACTAGAGAACAGACAGGTGTCAGACAACCGAGACCTGTCCCTACGAATCACCAAGATAGACAAGAACCTACCGTAACACAGGACACATGTCCCAGACAGGAAAATCATTCCTGTTTTCCGATCCAATTCCAATTTTACTCCCAAACTGAATTAATGTCAAGGAAAACACATACCCCTGCCACGAGTAGGGGTTTCACACATCGCTTGCTTTTAATTCAAAAACACGGTAAAATTGTATTATTGAATAGGAGAATACTATGTTTTTTGTGATTGATACTGTGAATAAAATGGTTGTGTCTGAAGGGTTTGCTAATTGGGGTTTGGCTTATGACTACCTTCGGTCTGTGGTCCTACCTGATGATTACCCTGATGGTGGCGTCCTTGAAATTTTTACTGGCTTACCTACTAATTAACCCTACTGGGTGAAGGGTTACTAAAATAATCCTTTACTTTAATTCAAAAATGCTGTATAATTGTTTTATGATGATTAAAAAGGAAACCGAAATGACCCCATGGGAACAAATGAGCCGTAAAGACCAGCTTGCAGCGACCCACTACGATTTTTACAAGTCGGTGCATGGCGTCCGTCCTCGCTGGTTTAACTACGACGAAATGTCCGAGCAGGAGCTGGAAGCCGAGATGGAATCCCTGTCAAAGGAAGCTGAAGTGGTTTTCGCACAGGAAGCCAAAGCTGAAGCGGAAGCCATCGTTGTCTTTGAAGCAAGGGTTTCTGACTTAATTGCTTCTGGGGCTGAAAACAGGGAAACAGCGATTCGCTGGATCCATGAAGCTGAGGGTAGCGACGGAGACAGCGACTACCTTTGCTTTCTGGTCGGTGTTCCCTACGGTTATTTGGGATAACCCTACTGGGTGAAGGGTTACTAAAATAATCCTTTACTTTAATTAAGAATTCAGGTATACTTACTGTATGATGATTAAAAATGAAAGAAATACTATGATAAATCGTGATTTTTTGGCTGGGTTAAAATTCCGTGTTATGACTGAATCTGATCGTGAGGGTTTCGCTGGTTGTGAATCGCCTGTTTCGCTAATCGCTGAATACGGTGATCGCTACTTGGTTATTATTGATGGCTCTTACTGTGAAGTTTCTGATGTTTTTGAACTTGAGTTGGTTGATTCGTGTGATGATATTCGTGAATTACCTTATTCCCTTGATGTTTCTAAGTGTGAATCTCGGGCTGGTGATTCTGATTCTTTTTCTAATTTGGGGGTTTAATTATGATACTTACTAAAACTAAATCGCAACTCCGTGCTGAATCTGAGGCACAACTCAAAGAATTCCTCCGTCGTGGGGGTGTCGTTGAAGTAGACGAGCGTCGGGCTAGAATTCCAAAGTCAAAGATGCGTGGTAAAACTTCCAAGGGTTTCGTTCAGGGTAGCTCTGGTTTCGCGAACGGATATCCTAGAAAGACAGGGTTAATTTAATGAAAACTTATAAAGAAGCACTGGCAGAACTAGAACATTTTGACAAAACACACGGATATCCCTTTGATCGGGGTTCAGCGGATAGTTACTATGGTCGTCCTCGTGACCCACACTACTATCCTGAGGGTACTTACAAAGGGGATAAAATCACTGACTTAACTGAAGCAGAAATAGAAGCCTACCATGCTGGATATGATTATAACCAAGAATACGGGGATAAAAAGTCCTATGATTGATTTACTTCGCTATAAAAACACAGGGGGAGGAAGCCCTGTTTATATTCATATTCCTATTAGTGAGTTAAAATCAGTACAAAGTTCACTGAGGGGAATGGGTTATCGCTATGTTTTTAGGGGTAAACGGAATCGGGGCGAGGACTTTACACGGAAGGCAAACGCATGGGGGTTTACGGTATATCGTCGTTTTGGCTATTGATATTGGTAGTGATCGCTCTCCCTGTGAAGTGAGGTCGTGTGGTCTCTTAAAGGAATTTTGCAACACAGGACACAGGCAAGTCGGCCAAGTTAGAGTCGCACAGGTAGACACGGATTCTTAATTAAAGTCAAGCACTTCGTATACCCCTCCAGTCCATAGGGTTATTAAAATAGTTCTTTACTTTAATTCGCTTTCGGGGTATACTTACTGTATGATGATTAAAAATGTGAAAGAAAATACTATGTCTACTATTCGTACCTCTGTGTCCTTTGATAAAGTTTCGGGTAAATACACCTGCAAAATCGGTCAGGCTAAACCCTTCAAGACTACTAAGAAGTCGCATATTGTATGGAGGTACGAGCAGGAAACTGGTCTTAAGTTGACCTATGATGAAATCGTTGCTTCTGATGTTGCTATTCAGACCGAGCGAGACGAGAAGTTTGGTATTAACACTCGCTTTGAGTTCGTTGAGAAACTTGTAAACATGGTTGCTTCTGGCGTCCAGCCATCCGCTGTTATCACTGGTGAGGGTGGACTCGGAAAGACTTATACCGTTACTAAGACTTTGACTTCGGCTGGCTTCACTGATATTAGTAATCTCGCTGACTTCCAGGTCGGTTCGGTTATTAATACTCGTAAGTGCTTCACTCAAATCAAGGGTTTCTCGACTGCTAAGGGTTTGTACCGTAGTCTGTTTGAGAACAATAATAGCATAATCGTGTTCGATGACTGCGACTCTGTTCTGAAGGATCCAGTTGCCCTCAATATTCTGAAGGGTGCACTCGATTCCTACGGCAAGCGTATTATTAGCTGGAATGCTGACATGCGTGATGATGATCTTCCTAAGTCCTTTGAGTTCACAGGTCGTGTTATCTTTATTTCTAACATGAGCCAGTCGGGCATCGACCAAGCGATTCGTTCCCGTTCTATGATGATTGACTTGTCTATGAATTCCGAGCAGAAACTTGAGCGTATGGAGCACATTGCTATGTCTGACGAATTTATGCCCGAGTATGAAAAGTCTATCAAGTCTGATGCCCTTGGTCTTATTCGTGAGATTCAGGAAGATTGCAAAGAAATCAGTCTTCGTACGCTGATCGCCGTTTCTAAGATCCGTTCGGCCAATAAAGACTGGAAAGATTTGGCTACTTATATGTTGACTGCTTAATAGGAGAAAAGTAATGAGAGGATCTATTCGAATAGTCATGGGCTTGCTACTAGTATTTGGATCAGTCGGGGGTATCGATACGGTAGCTTCCTTCACTGGTTTAGCCACATTAGTCATTATATCACTAGTAGGACTGGCACTGATGCACTCTGGCGTAAGGGCAAGCAATTCATGATTGAAATGAAGGTATTCCGTGAGACCACCAGAGATTGGAAGGACAAGGTCGCGAATCATACCTATATTCTTTCCCCTGACAAGCAGTGGATGTATGGGTTTATTCCTAGTGGTAAACCTGCCAGTGCAGTCAAGATGTTTTCCAAGCGAATTCAATTCTCCTCTAGGTATAGGACTTTCAAAGAAATGAAGTCCAAATGATATTATACTAGGATTCGGGATAAAAGTCAAGAAAAATGACTTTATGTCTCGGGTCCCCTTTTGTTGGAATGATGCTTAGCAAGCCCAAAGGAAACTTTATTCTATCCGAACGAGAAACAAAGCTGCATACATCAAGTTTTTCCAATGGAATCGTCTCAAAAAATTTCCTGCAAAAATTTTTAGTCTGCAAAGGTCGCAGCTGTGTCGCTGTAACACCCTACACTATAAGGATCCGATAGTTCTTGACATTAATTCGTAAATAAGGTATAATTATACTATGAAAACTGATATTGACGCTTGGGCAAGTTCCTTTTGGAAGATTTGTGCCATTATACTACTGATTCCAATGACCATTTTACTGTTTGTTTCGGCATCAGTGGGAATATGGGATCTTTTTGCCGTAATTCTATTCGTGGAAGTACTATTGCTATTCGTTGCACTATGAAAATTGCGATAATTCTCACTTTTTTCGTTTTGACAGGCTGTACCACGACAAATTTTGACGCATCGGTCGTGAATATTACTATAAATTCACCTGTCGGAGCATTTCCCGTGCCGATTCGTGATTTGCAAAGTCCATACAGAAAATAAATTTGACTTGCAAGAGTCTTTATGTTATAATAGGATGTCGGGGTTGATAAGGATAAGGAAAATTAAATGATACATGAAACAAATACTGAGAATAAGATTGACTTTCCTGCTGTAGAGGAAAAAAATCCGATAGAAGAAAAATCCAGCGAAGTTGAGGGGGAATTTAAGGACTCTCTTACTAGACTGAAGGAAGCAAGAGCTTTAAAGAAGGAACAAAAGAAAGTAACGAAGATTCTTACTGGTAAATTTGGAGATGTAACGATTGCCAAGCGTATGGTGAAGCAGGCAACCAAGCGAATTAACATCAGAAGGAATTCGGGTCGAGGTAGATAAATGAATGACATATTATTAAACACTTGGGGATGGATTAAAGATGACTGGACTAGTAATAAGTTTCGTTTTGTTGTCGAGTTGCTTGCTTGGGCTATTTCTATTGGTTGTTCGATCACCATGGCTCTTACTGTTCCCAATCCTCCGCTACTCATTCTCTATCCTGTCTGGATCGCTGGCTGTGCTATGTATGCTTGGGCTAGTTATACTCGGAAATCGTTTGGGATGCTGGCTAACTACCTCTTGCTGGTAACCATCGACTTTGTAGGGTTAATTCGAATGCTTGCTTGACATTAATTCAAATATAGAGTATAATAGTCTATATGATGGTTATAAATTTAAGGTTTACAAATGAAAATTGCAATTTGCTCCGATATTCACTTAGAATTCGGGCAACTCTCACTCGAGAATACTGAAAATGCCGAAGTTCTTATTCTATCTGGGGATATTTGTACTGCTGTTGATTTGCAGCCCACTGGTATTGTGGGTTCTGCTAAATTTGATCGGTATATTGATTTCTTTACTGCTTGTAGTAGGAACTTTCCTCATGTTGTGTATATTATGGGTAATCACGAGCATTACCATGGTGACTTTGCTACTTCTATAACAATTATTCGCGATGCTTTGAAGCAGTTTGAGAATATTCATGTACTTGACAAGGAAGTCTGGGAATTGAACGACCATGTGTTTATCGGTGGTACTCTTTGGACTGATATGAACAAAGAAGATGAGATGACAATGAGTCATGTGTCCCGTCGCATGAATGACTTTCAAATTTGCAAGAACAGTTCTCGTGTAGTTAATTATAGAACACAGGAGCCAACTCTTGATGAGAATGGTGTTCAAAAAGTAGATGCTAAGGGAACACCGCAATTTCGTGCAGTCTTTAAGACTCGTGAGGCAACTCTGTCTCCGCAGGATGCAGTTGTGGATCACAAAGCCATGCTCAAGGTTATTGAAGATGCCTACGCTGATATTCCTACAGGAAAAACTGTTGTTGTTTGTACTCATCATGCTCCAAGCAAAGGTTCTGAGCATCCTCGCTATGCTCATGACCAAATGATGAATGGTGCATACAATTCTAGTTTGGATGACTTTATTATGGAGCGACCAGGAATTAAGTTATGGACTCATGGTCATACTCATGAAGACTTTGATTACATGATTAAGGGTTGTCGTGTTGTTTGTAATCCTCGTGGCTACATTAACTATGAAGAACGAGCCGATCGTTTTAAATTAAAGGTGGTAGAAGTATGAGCGATTATACTCCAGACAGATGGGTAGTTGTCAAGATTACTGATGCTGACTCTCCACCAATCCATAAAGTGTTTGCTTGTTGGTTTGGTGGCTACGCAGGATCTGATTCTTGGAAACTAAACAGTGGTATTACCAAAGCTACTCTTGAAGGAAATGTATATTCCTTTGAGGGTAGTTCTGGTTCTGTGTATGACTGTCACAAAGACACCTATGGGTATAATATGTATGGTGGTTCAGTGCTACATAACATGATTGATAAAGCTGAGAAGAATGAAATTAAAATGGAAATTCTTCCAGAAAAAACTAATTGGTTGGAGATAAATTATGAGTAAGTCGTGGACATTAGATGTGCAAGAAAATGAAGATGGCGAGTTGTTCATTGAGTTGAATGATGAGATCCTTGAGGGTTCAGGTTTTAAAGTTGGTGATGATGTTATTTGGGAAGATAATAAAGATGGGAGTTGGACTTTGAAAAAATCAGATAAAGTTTGGGTGCTTGTTGAAGCTGTTCAAATGTATCGTATGCGTTATATGGTTCAAGTTCCAGCGACAAATCCTGAGTGGGCAATGGATGATGTTACAATGCAAACAGCCAAAGAGTTTTCTCAATTAGATATCGGCGAAACTATTTCTTCTCATCGTGTAGTTTCTCATGATGAAGCATTGAAGTTATGTGATGAGGATAATGATTATACAAAAGATTGGACTGAAGAACAAAAAATTAGATCCTTCTTTACAAAGAATGGCGAAAAGCGAGATTATTAATGAAAGTTTATAAAAGTAATTATCGAAATCATTGGATTAGTCCTTATACTATTCTTGAGAAAGTTTGTTTCTGGGAAAAAGATAGGGATGCATTCTATGACCATGAAGACACTGGTAAGGGTGCGTATGTGAAGTGGGTTAATTTCCTTAATCCTATTTGTCGAGCAGTTCATAAGTTTCTTGACTTCGTTCACCCTAAAATTGACTATGTGAAAATTGACTACTATGATACTTGGAATATGGATCAGACATTGAGTCCGATTATTCTTCCAATGCTGAAGCAGTTACAGGCTACTAAACATGGTGCTCCCTTTGTTGATGATGAAGATGTTCCTGAAGGAATGAACCTTCGTTCAACTGAAGCACCTACAAAAGAAAACGAGTGGGATACTGACGAAAATCACTTCAAACGCTGGGATTGGGTTCTTGAGCAAATGATTTGGTCTTTCGAGCAATTAAATGACGATGAGAATGATGCACAGTTCCATACTGGTGTTCATGATAAGAAGTCAGTTGCTTGTGCTTGGGATGATAATGGCAAAGCAACTATGTATCAAATGGTGGAAGGTGAAAACGATACCTCTCACTTTGATGGTGATGGGTATAAAGCCCATTATGAGAAAATCCAAGTCGGATTAACTTTATTTGGAAAATATTACAGAAACTTGTGGGATTAATATGACAAAATATACATTTATTGCAGAACATAATGACATATATGGAAATCCATCTGGTCATAAAGTAAGTACTGAGTTTACTGCTGACCATATCAGTACAGTTCTTGAAAACTTTGATTTGTTTCTTCGTGGCGTAGGATTTTATCCTCAAGGAACACTTGATTATATTCCAGAGGAAGAATATAATGGAACTGGTCCAGAGTGGCATAATGAAGAATTTGAAACGCCAAATATTGATGGGGTTCATTCTAGTTTTTACTTTGATACTGAGAGGAACAAATAATGGGAATGCCACTTGATGTTAAAATGTTTTTAAGTGCATGTGATCAAAAACAATCACCTGAAAATGCAGCACTCTATAAGTCTTTAATGGAAGAAGAGTTTAAAGAGTTTATTGATGCCCATTGGAATCGTGATGAAGTTGAGATGCTTGATGGTTGTATGGATTTAATCTGGGTAACACTTGGATTCTGTCACATGAAAGGTTATGATATCTGTGGAGCATGGGATGAAGTTGTTAGAACCAATATGCAAAAAGTAGATTCGACAACTGGTAAAGTTCGTCGTCGTGAAGATGGAAAAATTTTGAAACCAGAGGGATGGCAACCTCCCGATATGAGTAAGTTTATTAAAAAATGATTACACTATACTTAGACATGGATGGTGTGCTTTGCAACTTTGACAAAGCATATCGTTCTTTGCGAACACACGCTACTGACGGAAAACGATTTCGTGCAGCTGTTATGGATTATCACATCTTTGAAGATTTAGAATTTATGCCTGATGCGCAAGAATTATTAAACCATGTTTGTAAGTTAGAAAAAGAAGTCGATATTCAAATTCTTACCTCAATGGGGACATTCGATGTTCAACAGGGAAATGAAGCGAAACGACAGAAACAAGTTTGGCTAGATAAATGGAACATTCCCTATAAAGCAAACTTCGTTCGCTCTAAGGAAGAGAAATCTTTGTATGCTCATAAATTTGCAATTCTTATCGATGATTCTCCTGGATGTATTACACCTTTCCTTACGAAAGAAGGACAAGGTATTTTGCATAAATCTTCAATTGAGACAATCAGTATTTTAAATAAAACAATTTCTGGTCTTAGAGCAATTGGAGCTCTTAGGATGGTCGCATGAAACATACAGTATTCCGTAATTGGGTTCGTGAATTGTGGCTGGAAAATTGCGAAGAACATTTGACTTACAATGAAAAACCATATAAAATGAAAGAATACTGGGAGAAATATAAATGGTGGCTGAAGCGTGAGTTTCGTCACCAACAATCATTATGAATATATTTTATTTAGATAAAGATACAAAAATTTGTGCAGAAATGCATGTTGATAAACACTGCGTAAAGATGATTCTAGAATATGCTCAATTACTATCTACTGCTCATCGTGTCCTTGATGGTCACGAGTCCATTACTTTGTCGGTTTCTGGGCGTAAGAAAAAGGTATGGACTATTGGCGATCATCGCGATGATGTCATTTACAGTGCTACCCATATTAATCATCCTTCGGCTATTTGGGTAAGAAATTCTTTAGAGAACTATCAGTGGTTGTATAATATGTTCCGCGATTTATTGAAAGAGTATACTTATCGCTATGGTAAAACACATAAGTGTTCAATGTTATTGGATAGTTTACAGTTTCCTCCAAATAATATTGCAAAAGATAAACCATTTACGGAACCAACTCCAGCAATGCCAGACCACTATAAAGTATCTGGTGATTCAATTTCGTCATATAAAAATTACTATCTTGGCGATAAAACAAGAATGTTCTCGTGGAAAAATAGAGAAACTCCATCTTGGATTTCATAAATAGAAATATAAGGAGTTTTACATGACAACATATACTTTCCGAAATACGGAAACTGATGAGATATTTGATGTGCAGATGAAGATGTCTGAGTACGACGAATATAAGAAAAATAATCCTGCCCATGAAAGATATTATGAGGGTGTTGCTCCATCAGTGGGCGATCCTGTTAGATTGGGAATTCGTAAAAAAGATTCAGGATTCAAGGAGGTGCTGCAAAAAATTAAAGAACGAACTACCTACGCAGATTTCGATAAAACCTCCAGTCAAATTTAACAAGGATATTCAATGGCTCGTAAATTAGCTGTCATAGAAAACAATAATAATCATGAACAAGGTGAGCCAAAACAAAAAACCAGCAATCAGTTAAGACTAAGAATAGATAACTTAAAAACTTTTCAACCATTAACTGATAATCAAAAACAATTCTTTGATGCATACAAGCGTGGTGATTATTTTGTAGCATTGCATGGTGTAGCTGGTACAGGAAAAACATTCATCGCACTATACAAAGCAATTGAAGAAGTAATGGATAAATCAAATCCTTTTAATAAAATTATAGTAGTTCGTTCAGCTGTTCAATCTAGAGAGATTGGACATCTTCCTGGAGATGTTGGTGAGAAGATGGAAATATATGAACAACCATATAGACAAATTTGCCATCAGTTATTTGACAGAAAAGATGCTTGGGATAGATTAGAAGAACAAGGTCATATCCAATTTATTTCTACATCTTTTATTCGTGGTATGTCGTTTGATAATGCAATTATTATTGTTGATGAGATGCAGAACTTAACATACGAAGAAATTGACACAGTTATGACTCGTGTTGGTCATATGTCTAAAATTATTTGGTGTGGCGACTATCGTCAAACTGATCTAAATAAACGAAAGAATGATGTTACTGGTATTCTTAAATTCTTTGATATTGCCAACCACATGAAGGCATTTACTCGAATAGAATTTACTGTTGATGACATTGTTCGTTCATCATTAGTCAAGGATTATATCTTGGCTAAATTAAAGTACGAAGATTACGAGGATAACAAGAAATGATTACAAAAGAACAATTCGCAAGATTATTTCCAAGAGCACAAGATCCAGCTACTTGGGTAGAGTCAATGAATAATGTGTTTCCGACATATGATATTAACACACCAAAAAGAGTTGCTGCTTTCTTAGCACAATGTGGACACGAGTCTGGTGGATGGACAGTCTTTGAAGAGAATTTAAATTATTCAGCTCAAGGATTAAATGGTATCTTCAAGAAGTATTTTCCTACTCTTGAATCAGCACAACCATATGCTCGCAAACCTGAGATGATTGCTAATAAAGTTTATGGTGGTCGTATGGGTAATGGTCCAGAATCTTCTGGCGATGGCTGGAAATATCGTGGTCGTGGTCCAATCCAACTTACTGGAAAAGATAATTACCGTGCATTTGCTCAAGACATGTTTGACGATTGGCAAAATCTATTTGATAATCCTGACTGGGTTACAGCGGATCGCGATTTCGCACTAATGTCAGCAATCTGGTTCTGGAATAAAAACAAACTTAATGTTCAAGCAGACAGTGGTGACATTAAACTAATGACTAAGAAAATCAATGGTGGATATATTGGTCTTGAAGATCGCATTCATCACTACGAGGAAGCAATTCACTTACTTACATAATGCGAAATTTTATTGATCATGGTTTTACCAAACTTGAGCGTATCGAATCACCCGATGGTCGTTTATACAAGACCCCGTCGGGTGGAGCCTATCCTTCCGTTACAACAGTTACGGGACTCCACTCAAAACAATCCATCATGGAATGGAGAAAGAAAGTCGGAGAAGAAGAAGCCAATAGAATATCAACCAAAGCAGCAGGAAGAGGTACAAGAATTCACTCCTTATGTGAATCCTACTTACTTGGAGAGCATGTTGAAGCAGATATATTTGATCAAGAGGTCTTCTCAAGTTTAAAGCCACATCTAGATCTAATAGATAATATACATGCTTTAGAATCACCTCTGTATTCACATCACTTAAAAGTCGCTGGAACAGTAGACTGTGTTGCAGAATATAATGGTAAACTTGCAGTAATTGATTTTAAAACATCAAGTAAATTAAAACAGCGTGATTGGATTCATGGGTACTTTATGCAAACATCTGCGTATGCAGTAGCATTTGAAGAACTGACAGGAATTCCGATTGGTAGATTAGTAATTATTGTTGGTGTTGATAATGAGCATCCACAAATCTTTACTGAGAAGCGAGATGACTGGATTGGTGGATTTAAACAATTAAGAGAAGAATACTTGCAAGTTAAGGGTATTTAACTTGACATTTATAAATAAGTATAGTATAATTGATTATATAAGAATTGTTGTATATCCTTCTAATTGAAGGCATGTTGGACGAGGGTTCGATTCCCTCCACCTCCACCAAAAGTATATTGACGAACCGATTATTCTGGTAGCAAACACGAAAGTGGCAATATACTTCTGATGGGGGTGACAAGGTTTCGACAGCGTGAGATAGAAAAGACGGCAACACGACACAGAGAGTCGTAAAAACTAAATCAAAGTAAACGCAAACGATTCAGTTTACGCATTGGCAGCTTAATCGCTGACTAGGGTTCGGTGAGTTCCTCGTAACAGAATACTCACCAAGAATTACGACTAACTTTTATAGGAAACTATTATGAAATCGATTATCGCAGTAGTAATGTTAGCATTTGCCTCAACAGTATATGCGCAGGGTGCCAAACAACCAGAAGGTATTAAAGCACCTGAAAAACAAGAATCAAATTGTGTAAAGAAGGATAAAAATGGTAAATGTCCTCCTGCACCAAAAGGTGAAAAACCAACACCAAAGAAAAAGGCTGAATCTGAGCCAGTGAAGAAATAACCTAAATAATATTACACTTGGGTTGATGGATCCCAATAAAACCATCGTTTTTTAACACACACACAAAGGAAGTAAAATATGAGTAACATGACTCCGTTCGAGATTCGCCTAGAACTTTTAAAAATGGCGAAAGACATGCTTAGCGATGAGTACTACGGTAAGCGTGAACAAATTAGCAACGACTGGGCTACAAAAGTCGATTCTGCTAAAATCAATGGTGGCACAATTCCTGATCATCCAGGATTCCCTGCCTACCCAAGTGAGCAAGACATTATTGCCAAAGCAACGGCACTTAATGGGTTTGTTTCAAATATCCCTCTAGATACTAATAAGACTACGAAAAAGTCCACCTGATACATGGGATGGGAAGGTGTGTTCGCACACCTTTCTTCTGCAAAATTAAGGAGATGTAATGCATAAGAAAATATTAACAGCTACGCTAGTATTAATAAGTTTAATTGCGACAATACCATTTGTCGCTTTACAAGGAAAAGAACTAATTCCGCTTAATGGAATTGATTATTCAGACCTGTCTCCATCGGCTAAGAAAGAAGTCGAATGTTTAGCAGACAATATATATTTTGAATCAGCTCACGAACCAGAAGCTGGTAAAATTGCAGTTGGTATGGTTACAATGAACAGAGTTAAAAAAGGATTTGAAACTTCTGTTTGTGGCGTAGTTAAACAGAAAACCAAACAGACCTGTCAGTTCTCATGGTACTGCGACGCCAAAGCAAAAATGACATCGTATTATAAGAACACACAGTTTAATGATAGACAAAAACAAGTTTATCAAGCGTCGCAAGATGTGGCACTGTTTGTATATATGAATCATGAGATAATTAAAGATAACACTAAAGGTGCTTTATTCTACCATGCTGATTATGTAAACCCACAGTGGAAATTAAAGAAAACAGTAACAATTGGAAGACATATTTTTTATACACCTTAAGAATGGAGTAGTTTGATGGCTAATATGATGCAAAAATTGAATTTAGATTTTCTAAAAGGTGGCGACGATACTAGTCATGGATTTTATCTTCTTATGGAAGAAGTATCCTTGGCATCTGCTAAACCTGTTGTTGAGTGGATTTTAGAATCTAACTTCGCAGAGAACAAACCTGAGTTGTTGAATCTTTTGATTTGTTCTCCAGGTGGTGATTTAAATGCAGCGTTTGCTGTTATTGACACAATGCGTGGTTCATCAATTCCAATTAGAACAATTGGTCTTGGTCAGATTGCTTCGGCAGGATTATTAATCTTTGCGTCAGGATCCAAAGGTCAAAGAATTTTGACACCAAACACTTCTATTTTGAGTCATCAATACTCATGGGGTGCTTTCGGTAAAGAACATGAACTGTTTGCTACTGTTAAAGAATTTGATTTAACAACTAAACGAATGATTGCCCATTACAAAAAATGTACTGGTTTGACTGAAGTTAAAATTCGCGAAACTCTGCTTCCGCCACAAGATATTTGGTTATCAGCGGAAGAATCTAAAAAACTCGGACTATGTGATATGGTCAAGGATTTAAAATGAAAAAGTTTATTGAATATCTAAAATACTCTGGTGTATGGATTGGGATTGTATTGAACCCATTTCATTGGCAACCAAAAATTGAAACTAAGGATCCATCGTTCAACGACATGAATCCCAACGGAAAATTATTATACATATCACTTGGTCCATTATGGATAAGGATAGTAATCGATGATGCAACTTATTAACAAAATAAAAGGATGTTTTATTATGACTGAAAACAATTTACTAGTAGTATGTATTACCTTGGTAATTATGACAGCTATTGGATCGGTATCATATTATCATGTTGCTGAAAACAATTTTATGTCAAGAAATATTGAAAATGGTATAGTTAAGGGAATTGACCCTGTAGCAGTGCGATGTGCGTATGCCAATAGTAATGACAATGTCTGTGTTGCATATGCTGCTGGAAAAGACCACAGTTCCTCTCCTGTAAATAAGAAGTAATCTTGCAAAATAACCCTATTGGTTGTAGGGTTATTAAAAATAATGCTTGACATTTAATCAATATTCAGGTATAATATATCTATGAGTGTGATTAATGGATTATTATGATTATTATACATACAGGAATTAAGAAGTCCAAGAAAAGAAAACCCTCTGCAAAACAAAGGGAACTGAGAGATTCTTGGGAAAAGATGTTAAAGAAGTATGAATCAAAGAGTCGGACTCCACCAAAGGACAAAGACCTCAGATCATCATACTCGCTTGGGAAACCTGCTTGTCGTGAGACACCTAAGATTCCGAGTCTTCCATTTAGTGGAGCACCTTGTTTTAAGAAGGAAAATCCAGTTTATACTGGAACTATGGTAAAAGGTATTGGTACTATGCATAAGTCAAATGCTGTACCAATTTTTAGTGATGAGCAAGCAGTTGATATCGCGACCATGCGTCGTGGTTAAACTATACGGAGAATATACGATGGAATTGAGTAAACAAGAATATCTTGATAAGTTTTCACTTTGTGCTATGGACAGAGATGTTCAGTCTTTACAGAAAATTTATATAGCACTAATAAAACAACGGACAGTGTTAGATCGTTGGTTTGACAAATACCTTGACATGTTTGACAGAAAAATGTCAACTGATAATACAGATACACCAATCTGGAAACTTTATAAACAAAAATTGAATGAATATAGTGAACTCAACGGAGTTATTACAACAGCAAATGCTTACATTACCAAACTTAAGAATGTTTGAAGATTCAAAATCCTTTTCGCTTTACATAGAACAAATGGCAAGAGACAAAAAATGCAGTCATGTCGATGCCATTCTTGAATATTGTAAAGAGAATTTTATTGACCCTGAAGAAATTAAGTCGTTAATAAACAAATCTCTAAAAGAAAAGATGAAAATGGATTTTCAAAATAGTGGTCATTTACCAAAAACAGCACAACTTGATGTCTAAATTTTTTATTATTCTAATTCCGATTACCTTTGTAGTTGGGTTATGGAGTTTATTTTTCTTCGTTATGCCAAGAGGTGGTGTAGTAGTTTATGATTGTTCAATAGCAGAGATTTCTCCTGATTATCCAATTGAAGTGAAAAAGAAATGTAGGGAAGCAAGAAGTGGACGGATATAAAGCATGGAAATTATACATGGCTGTCAAGTTACACTTTACAACAACCAAGTATAATGTATTTAACAATCGTGGTCATGTAAAAGGTGCTAGAGATACATTCTATGCTCGTAATGATAGGTTTATCTTTGAGCGACTGGCAAGAAAGTTTCCAACTGAGAGAGATATTATTCAGTATTTCGTGGCTAATTTTGCTTACGATAATCCTGA